TTCCTGTTGCTGATAGCCCAGAGCCTTGAGGGCGTAGTTATATTGGACGGTGAGGCGATCGAGTTCGGCGTTGCGCGCGCTCTCAACCAGAACATCGACCGGGGAGCCGACATCCATCTGCACGCCGGATGCGCCGTAATTCGCCATTGCGCTGCCGATGCGGCGCGCGGCCTCGCGCTGCTGCGCTTCCATCGCGGCAACGCCCTGTTGCTGGGCGATAATGGCGTTTTGACGTGCAACGGCAGCGTTATATTTACCAGATGCGGCTTTGCTTTCGCCGCCCAAAAGACCGCCAAAAACGTTTAGCCCAAGAGCAACTTCACCGATGAAACTCATGGCCGCACCAAGGCGTAAAGTGCGCTGTCACCGCCATCCATGCGGAAGCACCTCATACGCTCCACTTCCAACTCGAAACCCATGATGCGCGCCCACCTGTGGCCTTCCTCGAACTCGCAATCTACCTCAATCTCAACGCGCTGGTGAGGAAGACCAGCGATCAGCCGGCGCGCGATGCGCGTTATTCCGGTCATGTGCTGCCCGCACGTCGCGGACAAGTATCCCCACATGATCGCGCGTGTTGGGTAGAGTTCTATAAACCCGAAACAGCACAACAACTTGTCGCCGCTGACCATTGTGTAGGAGTCGTATTTCTCCAGCGACTTGACGTAATCCGGCGCAACGATGTCGCGGACATACGCCTGCGCGGGCTGAACGTCGATCGCCCAGAAATGCTCTGCCTTGAACGGAATGACATCAATCATCAGCCGTCCTGCGTATCAAGTTGCGCCGTCACCATCAGCACGTTGCTGGGGAGCGGGTCGCTCTGCGTCCACGAAACTTGGCCTTCCAGTTCGTAACTTCCGTCCCACGCCCACCGCTTGTCGCCGGTGTAGAGCGCGACCGGGTTGTCCATCAGGTCGGCGCTCGTGCGCCAGTTCTGCGGATAAGCGGTGCCGCCCGTCGATTGGACGTTGAGGCCGACGCTCTGGAAGAACCGGAACACGGCGCGGAAGATGCGCTTCAGCTTGCCCTGCGCGGGACCGTCCGCGCCGCCTGCCTCGATGCGCATCGTCTTGCCGGTCGAGTTGTACCCCAGCCCGATTTGCGCCTTGGTGACGCTGCGCTCAAGCGTGATCGTCCCGCCGGCGCTCACGACGCGGCTTGGATGCACGGAACCGTCAGCCAGGACGCTCACCGTCTGGCCGACCAGCCACGTCAGGCCGGAGATGGTCGATGTCGCCGCGCCGCTGTAGGTCGCGCCGCAGTCCACGAAATAGGCGTTCGGCAGCGTGTCGCCGTCTTCCCAATACTTCTCCAGCAACTCGACGGTCCTTACCGTCGCGCCATTGATGTAGCGGCGCACCACGACCCACAGATCGTCGCGGTCGATCGACGTGTTTGGAATACAGGCGATGCTTTCGACGATCGGGGGAAGCGTCTGGCCGGCGTCAGAGAAGCCGCCAGCCTGATGACGGTGCCACCCGATAACGTCCTGATCCTTGTCGTAGATGACGCCAACCAGAACGCCGTCGTTCGTCACCATCCAGACGGTCGAGTGCGGGGCCTGCTGCACCGCCATCTCCTTGATGCCGCTCTTGGTCAGGTGTTCGGAGACAAGCGAAATGTCAGGAGCCTGGAACGTGCCCAGCGTGAACTGGTACGTCATTTCGCGGATCTTGCGCCTCGTGCGCTGCACGAACAGCGTGGATTTGCCAATGCGCACCGGCGGCACGAACGTGCTGCCGTAATTCGTCACCTGTTTGGCGTTGACGTTGGTGGGCGTCAGGGCGACCTGTTGCGTGCTGGCGGCGATAACCCATTCCGCCGACGCCGTGCCGGCCAGAAGGCCCCACTCGTCCGAAACAATCCAGTTGATGGCGTTGACCTTGGCCGAATTGAGCGAGAACGCCAACGAGTTGCTGTCCACCACCGTGCCGTCCGATTTAGTCGGGGCGAAGTTCTCGTAGTCGCCGCTGTTGGACGAGTCGATGCGGTTGGGGTTGTCCCACGTCGAGGCGAGCGTCAAACGGTCCTGATTGAAGCCGATGCAGCCCGGATAACGCGCCGTCGCGCTTGACCCCTCTGTGCCGTACCACGCGCCAAGACGCCAAACAGCGGAGGCTGTCGTTGCGCCAAACGCGCCGCCGACTTGAGCGGTAACCACGGTCGAGGACGTGATCGTTTTAATCACGGCCCAGCCCCACGTCGTGCTGTGCTGAATGCGGACCAGCCGATTAACGTCTTCGGCGGTAAACCCGACACCGCCGTTGATCCCGGTCGTCGAACTGGCGGTAATGGTTATCGACAGACCCGCCGTGGCGCTTGGCGTGAGCGTCGTAGCGGTCGTGTTGAATTGAAGATACGGGCCATCCGCTGTACCTATTACCGAAAGCGTCCAGTTTGTCGGGCCAAGCCTCGACAGCTTGCGCGTCTTGTAGTTCCGGTGCGCGATATAGAGAACGTCGGCGCTCTGCGTGAAGGACAGGTCTGCCAGGTCCGCCGTCGTATACGGCGTTGCGATTTCATAGGGCGACGCACCCGACAGCAACTGCCCGCCCAGCGTATAAAACCGGATGTAGAGGTTGCCGAACTCAAGGACATACGCCTGCGTAATCGAGAACTCGAACGACACAAGGCGAACCGCCGCGTTGCTTTTGGTGTTGGCAATGTACCGCGTGCCGGGACGGCGCGTCAGGCCACCCTGCGTGGTCGGGACGTAGTTGAGGCACGTCGCCAGCGCGTTGTTGTACTTGCTGACATCGCTGCGGCCATAGGTGAGCGGGGACCACTCGCCGGCGTTGAAGTTGTTCTGAATCCATGTCGTGCGAGGCATGTCATAACCTCGCGATCAGCCAGCCCTCTTCGGCTGCGTCTTCCGGTCCGGACTCGAAAGCGTCTACCCGCCGCGCGAGTTTGACGGCGGCGTCGTATTCTTGCAGCAGCATCTGCTTCTTGCCATTCGATTGCGTCAGGCGCTCGGAAATGTCCACGGCAAGAGCCATCGCGCAGACGTTGTAGAAACTCGCGTCCCACAGCGCCGGGTTCTCAACGTCGCAGATGTAGCGCAGATACAGGGTCGCGCCGTCGTTGGTCAGGATCTTGCGGCCCTCGACTTGCCAATCCAGATCCGCCGACGCGGGCCGAAGGACGCGCAAGCAGTCGGACGGCAGGGTAAAGGCATACAGGTAATCGAACGCCGGAGCGGCAGCGTCAGGCGCAAGCACCTCACGCTTGATCGCAAAGTTCCAGCGGTGCTTGCGAAGTTCGTCGCGGCGGTTTGTGTCGTAGGCGAGATTGCACGCGCGAGCCTCCGGACTGTTGTCCAAGAGGCTCATGATCGACGTTGCGCCAACCCTCTGTAGAGCCGTGTTGCACAGATCGACCGCGTTTTGCGCCATACTAGCCCAGCCCGATCAGCCATGCATTTATGCTGGTTGCCGTGCCGCCGCCGATGAAAATTCGGACAAAGCCGGGTGGGATCTCAATACCCGTTTGTGCCATCGGTATGTTCGCGGCGCTGAACGACACAATGCTGCCGGTAAAAATCTGCAACCTTGACCACGTCCCGTTCGGGGCTTGAATTTCAAGACGAAATTCGAGCGCCGATCCAACCGTGCCGGCCACGTAGAAATTGTAGGAGCCGCCCTTGATGAGCACGGGGTTGCCCGTCGCCGTCAGGGCAGTTCCCAGCACATAAACTTCATCGTCTGCTCGGCGTAAGGTCATGACCAGGTTCGTCCCTGCAACTTGCCGGAGATGTAGTCTTCGATCGCCTTGAGGGCCAACAGAAGATCCTGCCGGGTGGGGACGTTGTTGTTCACGTTGATGACGAGTTCAACGTCGCGGTTGGTCTGGTTGGTCGAAGTGGCATTCGCCGCCTCCGTCACGCCGGTCGTGCCGCCGCTGATACCCGATCCAACATTCACGCCAAAGAAATAAGGCATCGTTGTCTCCTGTGAGGTTGGGGGCCGGATCGCTCCGGCCCCTTGTCCTTAGTTCGGCTGGCTGAAGTAGAGGTCCACGATCAGCGTACCGCTGGTCGGCAGTGACGCCGCACCAATCGTGATGAAGACCTTTTCCGTCGCCGCCAGCGGTGCCGCCGCCACCGCCGTGTTCACACCGAACAGCGTCGGGGTGTCAGCGGCGGTGAACGTCGCTCCCGCGCGGTACTTGCCGGTTGCGCCGGTCGTGCCGATGGCGAGCGTTGCCGAAGCGCCCATCGTGACCGACGCCGTAATGACGCCGAACGCGAAGGTAGCGCCGGTCGGAAGGTCGCCAACATAGAGCGTGTCCGACGTGGTGACAGCCGTTGCGGAGAGCGTGAACGTCGCGCGCATCCGCTTCAGGTTGGCCTGGTAGACCGTCGCAACGGGCTTGTAGCCAGACGGGGCGGTCGTGAGGACAGAGCCGGCTGCGCCGGCTGTGCCACTCAGTTCTGCTGAAAGATATTCGGGCATGTGTGCCTCTCCTTAGACGCAGTTGATGATAAGGCAACGGCGCTCTTCCAGACGGGCTGCGCCAACCGTTGCGGTGACGTAGACCTGCCAAGAATTGCGCTTGTCGGGGCGACGATCGACCGAAGCGGCGATGTCGTTCCACATGCCAAGGGCCATGCCGGAACGGGCGAACACGGGCACCATCCAGCGCGTGCCGGTGGTGTAGGTGCCGTCCGTCGAGCCGGTGGAGATCGCCGGGTTGATCGCGGCGTTGAAGCCGACACCGCCCGGAATGCGCTCCGTCACGAGGAAGTTGAAGCCCATGAACGCGGAAATCTTGCCGTTCACCAACACGGGCTGCGTGTTGTAGTCGAGCGAGACCGCCTGCGCTTCGTTGAGCAGATCGTCGTGCTGCTTGGCGCTGATGACGCAGAACAGGGGATCGTTATCAACGTCCACCTGTGCTTCGATCAGTCGGCGCTTGGCAACACGCAGCTTGGCAATGTTGAGGCCAGTCGCCGCAGCCGCACCCGTCGCCGCAGCAATCGACTGCGAGTTCGTGTTGAAGGCGTGGAGCGTGCCGGTCGAAACAGTGCCGTTTTCACCCGTGAGGTTGGCGTTGAAGAAGCCACTGATGATTTCGTCGTCGATCGCGCGGCCCATCGCCCACACGCCAGCCTGTGTGTACGGGCCTGACGGGTCGATAAGCATACGCAGACGATCCTGCTGGTCGATCAGATCCGCCCAGTCATAGTCGTTGGGGTAAATCCAACGCTTGTCCTGCGGCGTGCTGATGAGCGGGGTGTCGCTGTGACGGCTCTGGTTGCGGACAGGGCTGACCTGGCCGAACTGCTCGGCCATCGAAGCGGCCTTACCCACGAAGCTGTAGTTCATGACGCTGCTGCGCAGCCGGCTGCCCTGCTGTTGCAGGAGCATCATGATGTTTGTCGAGTACTGTTGGACAAACGCCTGATTGACGTTAATTGACATTGTCGTTCCCTTTGTTCAGTTACACCAAGACGCGCGCGTTAGGCCGCGTGCACGCCTCGGCTTGTCCTTTCGGGGGCCGACTACGTCGTTAACGCTACAGGGCTTTGGGTGGTCTCCCACGCCTCGGCTTGTCCGCAGCGGCCAGCGGACTTTCATCCGCTGGAGCCGACGTTTCGAAGGAGTTATACAGTTGCGTTGCGATCTTGACAATGCCGTCCGGGGAGTAGTCTCCGGTGCGCGCCGAAAGGTTCGCCGCCAACTCAAGGCAGCGAACCCATGCTTCGAGCGGGGTCATCCTCAACCCTCCGGATAAGCGTACTGGTGAAGCTGGCTCATCCGCGCCTTCGCGTCGGCGTCACCCTTCAGGTACTTCGCCGTAAAGTCCTTGTCGGACATCAGGCTCTGGATCTGAGCCTTCGCCTGCGCCGGCGTCATCGCGTTGCCAAACGCGGTGTTGTTGTCGCCCGTAACAAACTGAGATTCGCCCAGCTTGCTGCCGATCTGCGCCAACAGGTTCATTGTCGCCTTGTGGCCCAGCACGGTCGAAAGACCGTCGATCGCTTCGGAGTTCAGGTTGAGACCCCGCGCCGCAGCCTGCGCCGCCGCCAGGTTCTGGGTGTAGGCCGCGCCCCACTCCTGCCGAACCGCCGCCTCTTCGGCGTTGAACGACTCAACCCGCTGCGCCTCCATCTTCTGCATCTGCTCGGAGACCGCGCCGTTGTACCAGTTCATCAGGGTCTCGCCCTGCTTCTGGGTCAGCCCCAGTTCGTGGAACTTCCCCAGCGACGCCTTGTGGAACTCCGGGTCAGCGCCTTCCGGCATCTGCACCTTGTACCCGGTCGGCTCGCTTGGCCGGCCCAGCTTGTCGTAAACCGCCGCCCATTCCTTGGGATCGGCGTCCCCCTTCGGGATCACCACCGCGTTGCCGGCCTTGTCGGCACCCAGCAACTTCTCAAGGTTGCGGTAGCTTTCCACCGCCTTCAGCGGGCTGTCCCAACCCTTGTTCTGGATGTAGCCGCTGGTGAGTTCGTCGGCACCCGTTGCCCACTCAAAACCGCTCGGTGCGGCCACCGGGGCCGTCGAGGTCTGGGCGCTCACGACGCCGGTCTGCACGGGGGCCTGTGCCGTGCCTTGTCCGCTCATTGCGGGGGCTGCTTCACTCATCTCTGGTCTCCATTCTTGTTGTTGTTGGCTGACCGTACATCCGCCATAGCTGCTCGTCGGTCAGGTTGAGATGCTGCGTGATTCGCAGCCAGACTTCGCGCCGGCCCTCGGCCACGGCGTGGACGCGGGGGTCGGCGTGAAACGTACTTTGATTGGCGCGGCAAAACTTCGCCAGATCCGCCAAGACCTCCTCGGCCATCGGGCCTTGGAAGGTCTTGACGTAGGCGGTGCGTCGGCGCGCAAGATAATTACGCGCCCGGTCGATCAGGTTCATTCAGGCTGTCCGCTGTAAGGTGCCGTGCCGCGCGGTGCCGCCGCCTTCTGGATCGCGGCGATACCCGGCAGCGCCTGCGTCAACTGCTGCGCCGCCTGCGCCTGCTGCCGCGATTCCCTGATCGCCATGATCTCTTCCTGCGTCCGGACATAACGGAACGGAGCGCCGTTGATGGCGAGCAGTTCCGGCATGATCGCGTCCGTGTTGAAGTAGTCCATGACGCTGGGGTCTTGCGTAACACTGGCGATCTCGCTCGCCCACTGGAAGGTGCGCATCACGCCCGCCGCCTCGTCCGATCGCATGGCGCGGTTGAGCGGCGCGTCGTACTCCACCTTGTAACTCACGCCCGCCTCTACCAACGCCGGCGGGGGAGGGGGCAGCAATCCCTGCCACATCAGGAGGTCGAACTCGCGCTCGATCTGCGGCCCAAGGCTTTCCGCCTGGAACCGGCCCATCGTCGGGCTGAGCAGCGTGCCCTTCTCACGCGCACGCTCCAGCACTTCGGTCGCCGTCATCTGCGGCGTCTGGATCAGGATCTGGAACAGGGTGACAAGGAAGGCGTCGTTGATCGCCATCCGCTCGTCATCCATCAACTCCTTGCCGACCGCGATGTTGCCGACCGGCAGCGGCTGCACCAAGGGCCTGCCCTCCGCGCTCACGCCGCCATAATTCACCGCCCCCGGCTTCAGGCTGAAACCATCCAGAATGCCGTCATCGTGCGCCAGCAACACCGGGTCCACCGCCCGGTGGCCCTGCTTGATGATTGTCTTCTTCTCCTCGTTCAGCACGCTGATCGCGGGAAGGACGTTCATCGCCGGCGATCGACCATACAATTCGCCCGGTGCCGTCAAATAACGGGCAATTGCATACGGCATGCACCGATAACCACCCTGATGCAGCAGCGTCACCGCCTCGCGCAGGATGTAGTAACTCGCGTATCGATAACTCTCCGCGTCAATCCGCTTCGGATTGAACTTGGGGTTCGGCTTCACGACGTGGATAACCTGAACCTCGGTCTCCGGCTTGTCCTTCAACTGGCTCTTGTAACGATCCCCCATCATCCCCGGCCACTTCTGGTTGATCTGCCGGAGCGTCATCTTGAAGCGCCGGTAGACCGTATCAACCTGGCCCTGGAAATTGGTGGCGAAGAACAACTCACCCAGATGGACGTTGCGGTAGCGCAAGCCCTTCATGCGGGGGTCGAGCGGGTTCGAGAACTCGTCCGTGAACAGGCAGGACGTGCCAAACGCGCCAAGGCTCACGTAACCATCATGCTGGTTCGCGTGATACCCCGACTGCGCGGCGTACCTGTAATAGAACATCGCGTCGTTGATCTGGTCGAACCACAACTGAACGTCGCGGCGCTTCATCAGCCCCATGTCCGGATGGCGCAGCCGGTGCCACTTGTTGTTGGCCGGCGTCAGCATCGACTCCATCGCCGCGCTGAACTTCCAGAGCGCGGCGTTCGCCGTCACGTCGTACATTTCCTGGTTGCGCTTGGCACCAGGAACCATATTGCCTTGCTGGTAGAAGCTGGTGCTGTAGTAGGGCAGCACCTTGCGCGCCACCTCTTCCCAATGCCGCTCCCAGATGCCGCGCCGTGATTCGAGGACCACGAACTCGCGCAGGAGAGCGGCGGCAATCTTCTGCCGCTCCTCCGGATCGCGCGAGGCGTCGTCCTTCTTGCGTGGCGGCAACTCACCAAACGGTGACGTTGTCTTTTCCGCCATCAGCGGCATCGTTTCGGGCATTTACATCCCCAACAGTGTCTTCGAGGTTCTGCCGCCAGCCTGCGGCAAAGGAGGCGGGCCAGCACCTAACGAGGTAGGCGCTGCTGGCGCTGCCGGCGTCCCGCCGCCATCCGGTGACTGAACGCCAAACTTCTTGTCATAGGCATCCCAGAACGGCTTCATCCGCTCGGCCAGCTTCGGGAACCTCTGGGTCAGGCGATCGCGAAAATCCCTGTTTCCCGTTTGGGAAAGACCTCTCCGCATCAGCATCGACATGGCTAACCCCCCAGCAACACTTTTGAGGTCTTCAGCTTGTCCTGCTCCTCGCCATCGCCACCCGTCAAAATCGTAGACGTTCGGCCCCCCATCATCGCAGCCAACTGCCGCTTCGTGGTTTCCTCGTTGACATCCTTCATCGTCGGCGCATCGGGGGCGGGCGGGGGCGTGGACGCCTTCTTGCTCGGCACCAAACCGATCGCGCGGCCAATGCTTCTGACCGCCTTGCCTATGAACGACATCGTGTTACTCCGGCTGAATTGCTCAAATCACAATACCTCATAATCCAGATCCCGCGCAACGCGGTTACGGGTCACCGCATTTCCACGGCCATGCGCCGCGTTCAGCCGCGCCACCGGCTGCGCAAACGTCAGCGCCAGCGCCTCGGCGTGGTCCGGACTCGCCAGCCCGCGCCGCTTCATCTCGTCCTTGCTCTCCAACTGCACCTTGTTGCTCGTCGGGTGGTAGCGGTACTCAGGGCTGATGAGGTCGGTCTGCAACTCGGAGTTCTCCGGGATCGCCCCCGTTCCCAGCCACTCCCGCATCCGGCCCCATATCTCCACGCGCTTGTTGTAGTACGTGTCCGCATCGACGGGGGACGATCCCATCTGCACCTCGATCACCTTGTATCCCCACGCCTTCAGGTTATCGACCACGCCCCCGCCGACCCCGTTGCCGTCCACGAAGATCGCGTTGACGTTGTGCTTCTGCGCCTGCTCGGCCACGATCGTCGCAAGCTGCACCGTGTCGATCGACTTGTAGGCCAACCATGGAATGACCCGGGCGTCGCGGCCCTTGCGGAAGGCGATGACGCTGCGGTCCTCGCCAAAGCGGGCCACGTCCACCCCCATCACCAAGGGAGCGCCAACGTCGGGGATCGCCTCTCGGGTGGCGGCTGAATACGCCAGATCCTTGCCGATGAACTGGTTCGCGCCCTTGTTCGGGAACTCACCCTTCACCTCGACGCGGGCCTCGTCGCTGTCATCGCCATACTGCGCGATGATCTTGTCGAACGTGCCTCGGTCCGTGCCCTCAACCGTGCGGCTGTCGATGTTACGGCAGCGCCAGAAGTTACGGTCCTTGTGGAAGCACTCAAAGAAAGGGCCGGAATTTCGACGCGGGTTAGAGAACACGAACCAATAGCGATCAGGGATCGGCTCGGTGAAGAAGCCCTCGGACACCGTCCAGATGGGGCGGGGAATACCTGACGCCTCGTCGAAGATCAGCATCACGCCGGCGTGATTGTGGATGCCGGCAAAAGCGTCCGGATTTTCTTCTGACCACAACTGGGCTGAAGCGTACCAATACCCAAGGTCGATCTTGAGATCGCGCTTCACCGCTTCGCCAAACCACTCGGCTGGGCGCAGGGACATCGCGGTTACTTCCCACCAGTGGGCGTTGATCGCAAGTGCGGTCCACTTGCCGATCTCGGCCATGGTGCGGGACCGTAACTGCTGCTCGGTGTTGGCCGTCACGATCGTGGTGCTGCCCAGCCGGGTACTCATGAACCATAGGGTAAGCATGCTAACCAGCGCGGATTTGCCAATTCCGCGACCACTGGCGTCCGCACTGCGCCACATCTCCATGAGGGAGCGGTTCGCCGCGCGCAACTCGTTGGCCTTGATGTGCCGCTCCATCTCCTGGAGCGTCTCCTTCTGCCACCCGCGCGGCCCCTTGTATTGCTCAAGGGGGGTGTTTTTCTTGCCCCACGGGAAAGCGTAGAGGGCAAAATTGAGCGGCGATCCGTGGATCTGCGGGGACCACAGATCAACCATGAGCCGTTGCTCTGATTGGGCGTCGTATAGCGGCTGTTGTTTAGCCATCAATGCTACTCCAAAAAACAACGAG